TATTCCGTGCAATGATACCAACTTTATAGCTCAAGCGGATAGCGTAATCACGTCCACAAATGACACGATCAACATGGCGTTTAATTACACAAACCGTCGGGGCTATTTTTCTTTAGTTTATAGACCTCGTCCAGATTCAATACAAGTGCAAACAATCACGATACCAATTGAAGCAAAACAGAACTACGGGTTTTTGGTTGGTTCGTTTGGGCTTGGTTTGGTTTTGGGTGTTGTGTCAGGAGCGAAAAGATAATGCCAAAACTAGGTAATCCAGAAAATTTCAAAGGCAAAGGATTCCATACGAATCCAGAACGCATCAACAAAAAGGGACGCCCAAAATTGCCATCTTTGCAAGAAGAAATGGCAAAGTTATTAAGCGATGAAAAAGACGGCATGAATGCCTTGTCACTTATTTTGCAAATCTTAAGACGTGAAGCTACAAAAGGTAATATCCGTGCAATCGAACTTTTGCTAAAACGTGCGTATCCTGAAAGCAAGCAACATGATGACGAACCAAAAGCAAGGCTTGAATTAGTCTGGGGCGTGCCACATGAAAATAAGGATTAAGCCCCATGCAAAACAACTTGAAATTATTAACACTCGCAATCGGTTTAATGTTATTCGGTGCGGTCGTCGCTTTGGTAAGTCTTATCTCGCTTTTGCTCTTGCCCTTGAAAAAATGCTGGAAGTTGACGGCGCAATGGTTTTATACACCGCCCCAAGTTACACGGAACTCAAAGGACGGCAAAACGAAGCAAGGCAATTATTTGCGCCTCTTGGAGCAACATTCAAAGACGGCGAGATTAAACTAGGCAACTCGCAATTGAATTTAGAAGGTATTTGGCGTGCAGACGGGTTGCGAGGTAATAAGTTTCACAGAGTGATCCTTGACGAGTGGGCTCACTGCCCAAATGCAGAAGACGCTTGGAACTTTGTTATAAGTCCGATGCTAGCAGATTACGAAGGCGATGCGTATTTTTTTTCAACGCCAAAAGGCAAAAATCACTTTCATGAACTTGACCAGAATTCAAATATATACTCCGATTGGCAATCGTTCCATTATTCAACTTACGAGGGCGGACAGATTAAAGAATCCGAGATCGATCGCCAAAAAGAACAGATGCCGTCAATTGTTTTCGCTCAAGAATTCTTGGCTGAATATGTCGACCGTTCCGCAAGTAAAGTTAAGCGGGATTGGATCAAGCTATCAGATAACAAACAGATCACGGCTTATTATATTGGTGTCGATCTTGCGATCTCACAAAAAGAAACAGCAGATTATACGGCGATCATTACAATTGGCACGACTGCACAAGGTGAGATTGTGATCGTAGATGCAAAAAGAGGGCGTTGGAGCTTTGTCGAGATTGGCTCCGAAATTATCGCAATGGAATCCAAGTGGCAAGCCCGTGTGGTTGCGGTCGAATCAAACCAAGCGCAAGCGTATATGGTGCAAGAACTGAAAAGAAATACACGAATGAATGTTGTTGGCGTCCATTCAACACGTGACAAGATTACACGGTTTCAACCCGTTGAAGCAAGGTACGAACAAGGGCTTGTGTATCACGTGACGCACTTAGATCCAGAATTTACAGACGAACTTTTGAGCTTTACAGGAACGCCACAAGATAGGCACGACGATTATATAGACGCATTAAGTCATGCGTTTAATGCTATTCGCAAAACTCCGAGTATATACGTATGAGCTTACTTGACGATATCAGACAAAGAATTTCAAATGCCATTTTACCAAGTGGCAAAAGGTTGCAACGCCCTTATCAATCAAGTTCTTCTTACAGGCAAGTAACTGCAATACCAACAGGGAACGAGCTTTCAATGAGTTTGCGTGGCACGGTGTTTGCTTGTTTGCAACACAGGGCGAACGCATTAAGCGCAATTCGATTCAACACGTTTAAAGAGCACAACTTTACAAAGTCTGAAGTTGGCAATGATAACTGGGCGGCGCATTTAATTGCAAATCCAAACCCGTATTTTACTAGATCGCAGGTTTTCAGCTTTATCGAAAATTGGTTATCAATAAACGGTAATGCTTTTATATGGACGCCAACAATTGGCTATAAAGTACCGCTTCAAATGTGGGTATTGAATCCAACTCGTGTGCGTGTTGTTATGGGTGGGGATAACTTTATTCAAGGCTATACGTATCAAAGCGTTTCAGAGGGCGTAATACCAATACCTGAAAATGAAATGATCCACTTAGCAAGAGTTCATCCTGGTGCAAGGCCAGATGAGATTGTTGGAATGAATATATTTGGCGTTGGTTTGGTTTCCGCTTGTTTGGATTATGCGAATATCGATGTTGAGGTGAGTGAATACTTACACAGGCTTTTTGCAAATAATGCCGTGCCACCTTTGATTGCAACATTCCCAGAAAGGTTTGATATAGAAGAGTGGCATAAGCTCAAAGCATCTTGGAATGAAGAACTGCCAGATTACAAGTTGCGTGCTTTACTTGGTGGTGGTATGCAATTGCAATTGCCACCTAAAAGCGAGCTTGGTGTGAACTACGATTCAGTCAGTGCGGATACACGCTCGCAAATTGCGCAAGTCTTTGGCGTGCCACCAGGAATGCTTACAGGTGAGTTTCAAAACAGGGCAACTGCCGAAGTGCAATTCGCAATCTTTAGACAAAACACAATTGATCCAGAAGCAATATATATTGCAGAAGAATTCACCAGGCATTTTCGACGCTTTGAAGAGGATATCTTAATCGAGCCCGTTCCGTATGCATATGCGGATCCAGAACTTGACATGAAAAAAGAAGAGTTCGAATTGAAGTGGGGAATCAAGACAATCAATGATTCAAGAAAAGAACGTGGGTACGATGCAATTGAAGGCGGTAATGTTGCGCTTATTGGCAATGGTTATATTCCTTTAGATAATGTAGGCATCCCAAAAGTTGCGCCAGCTTTTGCATCAAGAAGTTTTACCTTTAACAAGCGTGCAAAATTGCCAATTATAACAGCGGACAGCAAAGACGCTTTTTGGCGGGATTATGATTTGCTTACAGAAAAATCGAGCGTAAAAATTGATACCGTAGTGCAAGAAATCATTCAACAATTAAAACAAGAAACTTTATCGAATATTGACAAAGGTTATTTGAGTTTAGCAAATCTTGAAGTAAGTGATCAAGATTACGAAAAGTTTAACGCTTTAGTTGAAAAGGCTTGCTTGAATGTGCAAAATGAATTATTGAAAAGTTTTGATCTTAAAGAACAAGATTTAACAGGAACCGTTGGTGAACAAATTAAGAATCTTGCAAATGAGTCCGCAGTTAAAATTCGTGAAAGTGTTGACTTTATGAAATCCGAAATTGTGCAAGTAATTGAAAACAACGCTGGCGCAACTAAGCAAGAGCTTAAAGAAAAGCTCCAGACAAAATTTACGCAACTTAGCGAGGGGCGTGCACGCACGATTGCAAACACGACCGCCGCCAATGTCACAAGCGGAATGCAACACGCTGTGTACAAAGATCTAGGCTTTAAAATGATGTGGTTGACACAAAGAGACGGCCTTGTAAGACCAGCACACAGAGAAGCCGACGGCGAAATGCAAGGAGCGGACGGGTATTTTACAGTTGGTGGTGAAAAGACAACAAGGCCACTTGGTGCGGGCTTAAGCGCAGGGAATGCAGTTAATTGCAGATGTCAAATATTTCCAGTAGAAGGCTAAAAACAAGGTTATAAAATGAATATAATAAAAAGAGAATTTGATCTTATAAAAAAAGATTATTACGAACACGGCGAACAACAAGATATATATACGTTTGTTGTAAGCACTCCAGAAGTTGACCGGTACGGAACAATCATAGTTCCAAGCGGTATCGATTATACAGCATATTTAAACAATCCGATTGTTTTGGCGCAACATGATTCCGACGATTGGCCGATTGGCAAATGCTTAGGTTTCATGATGAACGGCGAAAACTTAGAAGCAACTTTGCAATTTCATCGAATAACAGAAGAAGCTTGCGAGGTTGCGGACTTGGTTGCGGCTGGGTACGTGCGTGCGGTTTCTGTGGGTATCATACCAATTGAAAGCGAAGAGCAAACTATTGATGGCAAAACAGTTACCGTCTATACAAAGTCTGAATTAGTTGAATTCAGTGTGGTTTCAATACCAGCAAATCGAGAGGCATTAATAAAGAAATCAATCAAACTTAAATTAGAATCAATTTTCAACAAACTTAAAAAGGTTTACAGAATGTTAACCCCTGAACAAACCCAAGCAATAACAGATAACTTTCTGCCGATATTGCAAGACGCCGCCCTCACTTATTTACGTGACGAGCTAGGCATTGCAGAAGAAGAAGCAGCGGCGGCCGCCGAAGCTGGCACCATGGCAGCAGCCGAAGCGATGCTATTAATATTGAACAACAACGCACCAGAAGTTGCACCAACAACAGCCGGAGAACCAACTCCAGAGGTAACTCCAGAAGTTGCGACAGCAAGCGTGCAAGCACCCGTGCAAAGAGTCGGCAAAAAGATTGCGGCTTCAACACAAGCGCAAATCGGTCAAGGCTTAAGCATGATCCAAGACGGATATAAAATAATAAATAAAGCAATTGTAAGCGAAGGCGCAAGGTCAATAA